CAGGTGAGGCCCATGACGAATTAAAGCAAGCACAATACATTATTAGTCAGGCCGAAATGTTTGCCGCTTCTTATGCTCTAAATAGTAAAGAAGTAGAGCCGCAACGTTTACCGCTTGAAACCTGGGAAAACATTTTCCGTAACCTGTCTGAAATGGAAGAGGAGGACTATTACGACGGTGTTATTGACTGGGTTGAGGTAACATGGTTAGATAGTTCGGATGAGTGGGTTTTAAACTATGGCGAGGAACTATTCGAGGATGGTTTTAAAACTGAAGAAGAGGCCATGAAACGCCTTGACATGTTAGAAAGACACTTCGCACAATATGTAAAATAAATAAAATAAGTCAACAACTAAAAAAAAGTTTTAAAATGTTGTTGACCTATAGTAAACATAAATGCTACAATGAATATAGATTAAGAGAAGGGAAATGATAACATGAAAGTAAAGGCGTACTTAGAATACGAAGATGGAACAACAAAATTTTTACATGAGACAGAGGTTCCTTTTGAAAAGATAGAAAGCACATTAGGGTACTGGGATATTGATCCGGCCCTAAAATATGAAGATAAAGAAGATGGGTATACACATGTTACCATACTAAAAAGTGTTTGGGATACAGAAAAGAAATAAAAAAAAAGTTTCGAACTAGTGTTGACTTACAGTAAATAAACTGCTAAAATGGAGATAGTTAATAAAACAAAACAAATTGGAGGAATGAAAAATGTTAGAAAACAAAAGTTATAATTTATTAGGTGAATTATCGGATGAACAGGATTTATTAGAAAGCTTCATTTCAGATCACAAGCACACTACTTATGTAGGCGACGCAATCACAGAAGCGGCGGACAGTGCAACGCCTATCTATAATGCAGATATTAAAAGAAATGCCTGGGATATCGAGGAATATGTAGAAGAGGCCATTTCAAGCGGCCTGGTAGATACTAGTAATATCGATTTAATGAAAATGTTTCAAGCCGGTTACTATCAATATTACACTCAGTCTTTATATGACAACTTGGACGCAATGGTTTATAATTACATCGTTGACGAAATTAACGAATATATTAATAGTAATATTGATGAGGAAATTGAGTTAGATTTCGAATCAATTGAGGAGCATATAGAAGATGAATCAGACAACTTTGACAATAACAATCAAATGTCTATTCTAGATGATATCATCCAAGGTGTGAAAGATTTAATCGATGAACAAGTCGAAGAGTTAGAAGAAGAAGAGGAATAAAAAACATTGTAGAGTAGGATTAAAAATAGTTCTACTCTATATCATCCTTACATATATTATAAGGAGGTAAGCAGATGAAAACACTTATTAACTTGTTTGATCTTGAATTAACTGTTAAACAAATTATTCTTACATTAATATGTACTTCATTGGGCCTCACTTCATTCGTTGTGATTTGTAAGCTTATTGGGTTCTATCTTATTACAAAAGGTTTTTAAGAAAAAAGTTTTAGAATGTTGTTGACTTTAAGTAAACACACATGCTATAATAAATTATAAGCTAATAAAACAAATTAACTTTAAAGGGGAAATGATAAAATGACAAACGAACTAGTAGTGTTAACAGATGGAACAAGAAAACTATTTATAGATGCTGAAGGCTTACTAAACTTCCTAGAGGTTGACGACCATGTAACAATTGATAATGTAATGGAATATATGGGTGTACCATCTGAAGAAGAACTAACAGACATATTTAACTATTGTATTGTAGGCGATAACGTCCCCGGCTATATGGTATTAGGTTATTATGCAGACAACCATGTAACACTAGAAACCGCTGACAGTGCTACCATATTTGTCGCAATTGATGAAGGCCAACACTCAACTATTACTTACTATACACCTGTCGGCCAACATTCAGAAGGAGCTAGAATGTATTTAGAAGAGTGTACACCTATTACAAAAGAAGAATACCTCTCTATCAGTAAACATATCTATACACCAGCTGAATACTTATAATAAATAATAAAGGGAGGTATAAACAAATGAATAAATGTACATGTCAAGCTGAAATACATTCAAGTGAAAATATGTGCTCTAACTGTTTACATGAATTACACCAGGAAATAAAAGAATATGAAGATAGTATGCAATGGATTCATCAGTATGCATACTATCTCAATACACTAGTAAATGAGTATAGAAAGTATGGAGAGGTAACAGACCTAGGGATATCACAAGCAGAAGACTTGATAGAATGTTTACCCGGTTATAATCTTGTAAAGGAACGTGATAGAGAGAACACATATATAGTGTACAATTATTAAGGAGGAATACTATTATGACACGTAAAGACCATGTATGTACAGAATTACTAAAAGAGCAAGATATAATTAAGACAGATATCAGTATTATGTACACGGATAAGGGTGTTATACTATCATTCCTATATGTGGGTGAACCTGGTGAGTGTGATATGATTGTAACAACGATTAAGTTTTGTCCTTATTGTGGAGAGGAGCTATAGGAGGAGGAATAAACAAAATAAGTTAGTCATACTTTAACACACTAAAGCATATTGAATTATATTATGAGCCCCGGCCTTCACACCGGGCATGTCCATCATATAAGACAGGTGGTTAGGCACTTCATTAGTCAACTAACTAACCACCTAACCAGGCTCTAACATACAGGCCACTATACAAGCCGCTACGTTTATACATTCATTTATTTACAGTTAAACCATTTTATTTTAAAATAGTCTTGCACATATTCAAATAAAGTGTATAATATAGACTATAACCTACAATAATCCATTTAAAGGGGAAATGTTCAAATGAAACCAGTTAACAGCATGTACACATATATCAGCCCATTCAATACCACAGAGGAGGTATTATCAGCCGCTAAGAATGTAAGTTATGAGACTAAGTTTATCAGCAGCAGCGATGCACTAAAGGCCTGGGAAATGAATCATGATGACTTAATGAGTATTGTTAGACCCGCTGTATATTCAAATGCTTATAGCGGCCAGGAGCTAGATAACTTGGAGCGTGCTTATAGTATATTGAATCATGCTATCGATATAAAGGTTCCTCAGCTATTAGAAAGATTAACATAAATTTTTTAAAATGTTGTTGACTTACAGTATATAGCCATGGTACAATGAATATAGTTAATAAAGCAAATTAAACCTAAAGGGGAAATGTTAAAATGACAAATACTAATTCTGTTCAAAACGTAATCAATGAGGTAATGGCAACTAGAGGAGCTACTGTTAGCGTATTCGGCCAGCCGCACAAGATCGGTGAAAGTGTTGATAAAGGTTATGTGGATATCATTGAAATCTTAGAAGGCTTTAAAGGGTATGAAGCTGATACAACTATCCCCGCTCATTATGAAGTTTCAGAAGGTGATAACTATGTATGGGAAGTGCTAGACAGTGAAGGCAATGTTATTGAAACAGATTTTGAAGATGAGATGGAAGCCGAAGAACGTATGCACGAATTAGAAGAGGAAAACGCCTCTTCTGTTAGCGTAGAAGAGTGCATAGATTATATGGAATTTACGGATGCATTAGAAGAGAAGAGCCGTGACAATTCTTATAATTGGGCCGGTAATGTATCTAACCATTTCGACTTCCGCATTTATAACGACTTAATTAACGGTGGTGTATATGTAGAATTAAAAGTTCATTTATATGGTGATGTAAGAGCAAACTATACTGATTCAGTACTATTAGTATTCCCTAATGACTACTTCTTTTATGAAGGTATTTCAGAGGTGAGCGGCTACGAAGAGTATAAGGGTTATGGCATCCGCTTTAGTGCTACTCATGAAGGATATGAAATCCACAATATAGAAACAGATGAGGACATGGAAGAGAAATATTCATGGGAGGATGCATTAGAGTATATAGATGGCCTTGTAGAGGAGGAAATAAGCGAGGAGGTGTAAATACCTTCTTGCTTGCTTAAAACGGCTGTATGGGGCTAATAGAGGCCTTAGAAGCGATATTATAATAAAGGGAGCGGATGAGATGAAACATGAAATAACAGTTAAAGGGAACTATGTCTATGTTAATGAACATTCTATCAGATTTGAAACAGATAAGGAAGCAGAAGCATTTGTTATTAAGCTAATAAAGGGAGGCGGCCTGGACTAATGAAAGAAACTAACGTATCACATATGGAAATGATTATTGTTGTAGACGGTCATACATTCTCTAAGGAGATAGGAGAGCATAGCATATATTCCGAGGAATACGGCACTTATATAGAAGGCTCTGAACATGCTAATGACTTCCTAACTATGATTACTGTTTCGTCGGAATGGTTAGGAATGCAAGATTAATGAATGTATATACAACTCTATGCATATTTAATTAATAAATCCCGGGTCACAACAAAAAGGATTGAATGAATATACAAAAAGGAGCTATAAACGTGCTAACAAACGATAAATACAACAAATTAGATAAGATCATATTAACAGAGGAGCAACACTCTCATTTAATGGCCTGGGATAATGAACACCATACGGAATTTGATAGCATTGATTTTCCTTTTACTGAATGCTTAATTGAAATACCTGTCTACGTTGAATCCTTCCAAGGTGTAGACGTTAACAGTGTACTTACTTCTATCTATTATGTAAGGGTAACGGATGAATCTATATTCTTTAAACAGTACGATAAAATGGATCATAAAGAAGTATTGTCTTTCTCAATCAATGAAACGTTTAGCGGTGACTTTACTAATTTAAAAACAACTGTTAGCGGCTTGAATAAAGAGGAGCTACGCAAACAGGCTATATACGCCGTTTTAACGTGTTTTGCTATCTTCCAATACATTAACCATAAGCCGGCCACAATTATCACTGAGAGAGCTTCTAGAGCCGTTAAAAAGCGAGGTAAACATAAGCAAGGTGGGAAGACTAAAATTATAAAGGTGAACACGGTTAAATATACCTTTGATCTTACTAAAGAGGATAAGCGGGAATATACACGTAAAACTGAATCATGGCTAGTAAGGGGACATTATCGCCACTATAAGAATGGAAAGAAAGTATGGATTAAACCGACGGTAAAAGGTAAAGGGGAAACAAGCGGTAACACATACAAATTATAAAGGAGCTGTTATAAATGTTATTAAATGAACTAGCTATTCAAATCGATATGTTGGAGAATAAGTATGAGCGCTTAGAGGAGGCTTTAGAGTACGCTAGGACGGATGAACAGGCCGACTTAATAGAATACCGTATGAGTGAGATAAGCGAGCTATTAGAGGCCGCTAGGGAGGACTATGCCGCACAAATGGAATATGATGATATGAACGCATGGCAATATAACGGCGTAGAGAAGAGAGACTTCTATGAAGAATAGGTTTGTAATATCTCAAATAAAAAGACAAATTAAATATTTAAAGGAGCAAATAGAGAGCGAGGAGAAAGCAGAGCTACGCATACACTTACGAGGACAAATAGAAGGGCTATATACTGCTTTACAATTCATGGGAGAATAAATTAAATTATTTCTCCTTTTTCTTTTAATATGTTGTTGACTTATAGTAAACACAGATGCTATAATTAACTTATCACCAACAAATACTAATTAAAAGGGGAAATGAAAAATGGAAAATATCTATTATGTAACTCTTATCGATGAAACAGGTTTTAAAAGAAAGTCAGTTGAACAGGCAGAAACAAAAGGAGCCGCTATTATAAAAGCTCTAGACCGCTTAGATGAAAGAACGTATTGGAGCATCGACCGTACAGAGGTTGAGGAGGATAAAGGGAATGTATAAACTAACAGCGATATACAAGGAGAGCAAAGGCGGTTCACTTAGACACATGACAGGTGAATATAAAACAAAGAAGGCTTTTAAAGAAGACATACAGGGGAATGGCCTTGTATGTGTGGCTATCCTAACTAGTGCGCAGATAGAGGCGGCTAGGCAGGTAGATGCAGAACTAGAGAATGATAAAGTAAGCGAATATGTACAGCAAGTAATGTAAACAAGTGGAGGCATTAAGCCTCCTTACATATCATACTATAAAGGAGCGGATCGAATATGAAGGATGCATACGAGGTATTGAAAGCGTTAGAGGCAAACGGCAAGCGGTTAGAGAGTTATAAGAAGCGAAACGAAAATATGTTTCATAAGATCGATAAGCAAATGAAAAAAGTATTTATGAAGTTTATTAAATAAATGTGTTGACAGTATGCTAGTCTATATGTTAGCAACTGAATATGTCGAAAGTTAGCGGCGGCATTCGACAAACCCCTCCCCGTACCATTTTTTACCATATGGACGGGGTATAGCTATGCCACCCTGCTACCCGGGGTACGAATTTTCCGGAGAATTTGAAACTTATTTTGAAACCTATCTTAAACGTGAACCTCTCTTAAACGTGAACCTCTCTTAAGCCCTCTTAGACTAGATACCCACCCCATCCTTTCTCAGGACTTTTCTTTTCAGGATCGACACTTGCCTATACCCCCTATATAGCCCCGGATAAAATTTTCAGAGCCTATTTCACTACTTCCATATTTTTCCATATAGAGCCCATAAAGAAGGAGCCCTACGTAAGAGCCCCCTCTGTGTGTTACTTCCATCGAGCCCCTATATAAGCGAGCCCTAATACCCCTGCGATCACTGCGTATACACTTACGATAAACCCAATGACCTCTAGAGCTGTTATCGACTTCTTCATTCAACGTCCTCCCTTATGGTGTTCAGTAATTAAATGCGACCGAATAGCCAAGCTAATAGAGCAACAACAACCACTACCGTTAAGATCGTGTAAAGCATGAGCATTCACCTCCTCTTGCTGGCCGGTTATCTCCCCCTCTACTTTGTAATATAAGAGTAGTATGTGCAGAGAAGACTGTAGGATGTGCTGCAATTATTTCCTGTTCCGGTTATTGTAGTACTGCATGAGACGAGTGAGAAGCCCTATAAGCCAGTTTATAATGCGGACGAGTAGTTTTACCTTCATACGATGGAAAAACGCTCTCACGGACGTATAGAGCCTGCTAAAGACGGACATAAACAAAACCCCTTTCTGTACGGATACTGTCGATTCCAGTACCTATACAATATAAGGGGTCGTTGGTTAAAATGGTGAATTATTCCTATTATTATAATAAATTCCCTATAGTTGAGTAAGATTACTTGAAGATGTCTTGAATTTGCCAGGCGTAGATCGACTCGTCTCCCCACATACCGGCAACAAGGTTTTTAACATCCTGTAACTTAACGGCTCTGTCGTGTAAATCTTCTAGCAGCGGGAGAACGCTAGCCAATAAGTCGTCTGCTTCATTGTCGATGTTAATACCGTCATCGTCTTTTAAGCCTTCTACATACGTTCTAATTTTGACAATGAGTACTTCATCTGCTTGATTCATTCAGCTCCCCTCCTTGTGGTCTGTGTATGTGTTGTTCGTAATTGAGTAATGGTATATCTTTGTTTTCTTGTGGATGAATCCGCGCTCCTGGGCTCTGATGAGGGCTTTATACATTCGGTCTCTTCCAACTGGGTTGTCTGTGTGTAAATAGATTTTGTTGATAATAAGCTTAGAGCGGGTTGCTCCGTGTTCAATCACCCAGTTAACCAGGTCGTCTCCGGTAGGGAGCAAGTTCCCTTGTTCATCCTCCCCCAAATCATGATCTAGAGAAAGGATGTCAATAGGGTAGGTCTTTAACATTATTATAGCGTCCTGGCAAGTACGAGCTCCTACAAACCCTTCTGGAATATCTCTAAGGTCGTCTACATATAAGTTAATCATTTGTTTAGCAGCTCCTTTAGTAGAAAGTAAGGCCAAAAGAAGATGACTACGAGTACTGCCCAGGGGACAATAGCAAGCATTGGTGCGGTTGCTAGAGCCCATAGTGCAAATACTCCTCCGATACCTAAATATATGATGATAAGGACTAGGGCTACTATCATTTATCAGCCATTAACTTGAAACGTTTGTCTGTAGGATAACCATCTTCTAATACATAATCGAAGAACATATCTACTGGTCGAACGAATAATCTCCCGTCTTTGGTGTCTTTGTATAATACACAAGGCTCCTGGATGTCTGCAATGTATGCTCGAGTGAATACAGCTCGTACAACGTCTACACGGGCTCCTGTCTCTGTATGAGTAGCAGGAAGATCATGAGAGGTTAAAGCAGCTCCTCCGTGATTCTCAGCCTTTGGTACCACTAATCCTAAGTAAGTATAAATCCCGCCTTTATAATGTTTGTATACATCGCCTTTTTTCATAATTGTTTCTCCTCCTATTATATAAACGTTATGATTAGAATGCGTTGCGTAAAGCCTTTACGTAGTTGAAGAATTCAACTGTTTTAGAGCCTTCGCGTCCTTTAAGGGTAAAGTCTGTGAACATTGCTTTTCGTTGAGCTGTGCTAAGCTCTAGTTGTACACCTGCACCCGATGTTACACGGTTTACAATATTGTCTGGGTCGGCTCCCGCTAATGGATCATCTTCTCCTAGCACCTCTGCACTGAAACCTGCTGCTGTTAGTGCCTGGTATACTGCTAACTTCTTGTTGTGGTCTGCTCCACCGATAAGGGTGTGTTTATTTGTTGAATCACTGTAACCGTGGAAAGATAGACCATATGCTTTAGACTTAACTAGTGCAAGTGCTTTTGGTTCATCAAATCGTGTACTAGTGATATGAAGGTCAGTATTCCCAGATGACTTAATTGCTTCGAAAAGGTAATAAGAGTGTTCAGTTCCTGCGAACTCTTTTGTTAGCTCGGATGTACCGCCTTCAATCCCGCCTCCATGAATTCCGATGATTACCTTACCCTCTGCTGATCCTCGGTTAACTGCTGTGATTAGGTAGTCTGTACCTTCTACCTCGTTTGCTGCTAATTCTGCATAATTACTGTAAGTGTCTGACATAATAGAAATTCGCTCCAATCTTAGTAAATTATTGAGTGCTCATTTCTAATATAGCAACTGGTCTACCTGTGTTCTACTTAATCATGAAATTTGATTGTTGTATCAATAACTACTGGCGTGTTTGATCTACACTTCTGACAGATATAGTCGGATCGCTGTATCTTAGCCATTTCTTTCTTATGATGTAGTACTAATTCTATGGTGGAGTAAATGGTGACGCATAGTACGATGAAACCTATAAGGTAAATAAATACCATTTAATTTCCCCTCCTAAAAACTATTCAAGAAACTGCTTACATCTACGTCTTGCGGTTGCGCTACCTGAAACTTCACATCTTCTGCATAGTACTCCCCGCTTAGGTGCATATAGCGATCTAGCGCCTGTTGTCGTTTGTCCCATTGGAAAGTCTCTAATCGAGGCTCCGGTACATTGTTAGCCATGTAATTGTTAAATGTCCATCTAACTAAGTATAAACGTTCTTTGATACGATCTAGTTCTGCCTTCTCCATTATAGCTCCTCCGGATTAATAGCATAGATTTCCACCATTAAAAGATTTAGAGATGTTATGTTCTCTTTAGCTGATAATTCCTTATAACGGTCTAGCACATCCTGTAAATCGTCTAATGCATAGTCCTCTTTGTGGGCTACCACTGTAGGGCCTATCATATTTACTCTTTTTATATACGTGATCCGGAAATGTTTCTCTACTGGTTCTTTCACTATGTGTTTCCTCCCTTTTTAGTTACCCTTATTTACGTGGCGGTAAAGCCTTCAATAGCTTCAAACCACAATCAATACGGTGTACTAGCGTGTGGCAGTTCCCGCATAGGACGGATAAGTTAGTTGATCTGTTATCTTTCTCTAATTGGCGACCGTCCCAGAATAGGTAACCTTTCTTACGTGCCTCCGCTAGTAACTCCGTAATGTCCTCATTCTTTTTAACTGCTTTTCTGAGTCTGTCTTCTACGTCCTGGTGCTCTTGGTAATCGAGATGATGTACCTCTACAAGACCATATCCGCAGATTTCACATTTACAACCATAAGTGCTTAGTCCTCGTTCTCTGTACTCTGATGCCATTTGTACGTCTCTCCTTGCTGCATATTATAGTAGGTCTCCTTGTATAAAGACTCTACTATAATATAACCTTAGAGAGAATTACTCTTCATAGTCTACAACCTCTCTATATCGGACTACGAATAGCCCTAGTGCATTTACCTGCTTCGGTGACAGAACACGACCTGCTATACCTTGAATAAAGATGCTCTTTGCAACATGTGGTAGCTTTTGCTCTTTCATATAGGGAGGGAGCCCGTCTAGTACTTCACGGGTATCTCCCAATACTTTAGAAATCGGAGTATCGTGTAGATATTCATCTCTCTCCATCTCTTCGATCTCTCTAGCGGTTTCTCTATCATCCCATCGTTCACGTTCAAACATTTCCTCGAACATGTAGTCGATCATATCATCTGCATAACTCAAATTACTTTCACCCCTGTTGCTTTGTATGCGTCCTTAGACTTTTCATTCCAATCTTCGTCCATTAAGAAGTAACGAGATAATTTATGTCCAATGGCTACATGCTGCTCATCCCATCCTTCAGAAAGGTGATCGTGCATATCTAGAACCATTTTCTCGATAGACCAGTTCTCCGTTGTAATATCGATCATAGACCCCGGGAATAGCTCTGTATACCAGTATTGTACTGCTCGTAGGCTTTCTGATTGGCTTAATTGGTATAGGCAGTCAATTAAGATTTCTTTCATTTCTTTCTCTCTGCGGGTTAGACCTACCATATGTATGTTCGTGATGTTTAGGATAATGCCTTCTGTTGTCTCATCTGCTTCTTCCTCGATAAATTCTGCCCCAAAATCAGTAGGCTCAGTATGTTCGATCATTTCAAGTACTAGCTGATACTGGCGAGGGATCAAGCGGCTTTTCTTGTAAGGGTAGAAAGCAACATCTTCTTCATACCCCTCTTCGTCCACGTATGCATCTGTATCGATTACTAGAGCTCGTAAGCCGTCAGTCATAACTGCTAGATGCTCTACTTTATGTCTTTCGCTGCTCTTACGGATGTAGCCTTTTTGATGAATGGCCTTTAACAGTTTCTTCGGTAGTTCGTTCATTCCGTTCTCTACGTAGTCGAATAACTCTTCTGTAACATACAGTAATGGAGACTGATCCAACAATTCGATAACATCATCTTTTCTCCAAGCTTCGAATTCAGGTACCTCATAACCATTTACTGCGCCTTCGAACCAGTTAACCCAAACATCATGAACATATAACATATTATTTTTCCTCCCTAGGAATTAGATTAGTTTTTTCTTATATACGTTAAAGCTGTAACTGAAACCTGCCTCTTCTGTACCTTTTTGGTAGAAGAAACGATCCCACAGTTCCGTATCAAAATCAGGGAAGTATGTATCTGCGTCGAAAGCTTTGTCTATTTCAGTAAGGTAGATACGGTTTGCGATGGGCAAGCACTGCTTGTATAGAGCTTCGCCGCCAATCACCATTAATTCTAATTCATTTCTAAATTCTACAAACACCTTGTACAGGCTATTTCTAACGAGTACATCCGGGTGCGGGTTATAGTCCGGATCGGATGTAAGGACTATGTTTAACCGTTTAGGTAATGGTTTACCTATACTTTCATATGTGTTACGGCCCATAATAACGACTTTACCTTTTGTATGTTGCTTGAACCAGTTAAAGTCTTCTTTTATGTGCCAGAGGAGCTTGTTGTCCTTTCCTAGCTCCTTATTCTTACCTGTAGCTGCTATTAATGATACATGCAAGTTAGAACCTCCTTCCTTGTATACTCTAAGTCTATCAGACTAATTATAGCTTGTCAACACTTTTTTCTAAAAATGGAATTTTTTCTTTAATGGCCGTCATAACCATATCCACTTCCCATAGAAGCTCTTGCACTGTACCATCGTTAACGATCTCATAGTCTACGTCAAACGTGTCTACATGGTTCTCTGTATCAAAGCTGTAGTTCTTATCTGAGATGTTATCACCCTCGGCCGCTGCACGCTCTTTACGTACCTCTAACGGGGCTGTAACTCGGATAATGATATAGCCCTCTTCTAACAGGCGCTTGTACTCATTCGGCTGGCGTAGGTCTGTAACTACAGGACTGAATGGGTTCTCTGATCCTACAGTGTTATAATTAATAGCTGCTGTACGAATTCGTTCAATTTCTGCAAAGCACTTATCAACCCAAATGTCCTCATATTCAGACTCGCGTTTTCCTTGTCCGAAAGTTTGATAACCTGAAACTGGTTTGGGTACACGAGGAACGTCTGGGTTTTCCTCGTGAAACTCCTTCTTTAACTTGTCTCCAAAAGCAAATGCATTCATCTCGTACTTATCTACTAAGTGCTTTTCTATTGTAGACTTCCCTGATCTGATTTTGCCAGTTAAAGCGATTTTTAGCTCTCTCATGTTTAGTTCCTCCCCAAAGTGTGTATACTGTTTATAACCCCACCGATAGCTTGCCTTTAATCGGAGGATGCGGATCATAACCAATGATTTCAATATCGTCGATTGTATAGTCCTCGATACGCTTATGTACCTTCTTGATGTTAATTTGTGGCATCGGTCTAGGTTCTCTAGCTAGCTGCTCTTTAACTTGTTCTATATGATTAGAGTATATGTGCATGTCCCCAAATGTATGAATAAATTTTCCAACTTTTAATCCAGTCATTTTAGCTATGATATGAGTAAGAATAGCATAACTCGGAATATTAAAAGGTACCCCTAAGAATCCGTCTGCTGATCTCTGATACATCTTGCAGCTTAACTCACCATCTTGTACATATAGCTGGAAGAAAGCATGGCAGCTTGGTAATGCGACCTCGTTTAGCACAGTCGGGTTCCAGGCTGTAACCAACAGTCTTCGAGAGTCTGGGTTATTCCTGATCTCGTCTATCACCTGTTGTAGTTGATTTATAGGTAGATGATATCTGTATTTTTCCCCTTCTTCAATATATTCGAAAGAAAATCCTTTATGCTTACTTTGTCCACCTTTTAAGACTTTGCTTATCTTTGACGTTTGGAGGCCATATCTCCTTGCTACCTCTGAAATGGATACCTCCTTGAATGACAGGTTATCCGGTGTAGTTACTGTAAACGCCTTACTGTTTCGGTATAAGATATTTTCCTGTTTAGATAGCCATACACAAGTATCTATAGAGTAACAATTAGACATATAATAGTCTTTGTCAATTTGGTAGTTTGAAGGCTCTATGCGCTTGTTCCTCCAATTAGGTAGGGATTCTACGTCTTTCCGGAAGTTAGAAAAGTTAAGCCACCTAGCGGATACAAATACACCCAAAGCACCATAATACGGATACTCCTTACACTGTTCATTATAACAACGCTCTAGTATATGTGTCCATGATTTATATAAAGTCTTGTCTAACTTTGTTTTAATTTCGTACTCTCCCACACAACCTACCCCAGAAACTGAGGGATAATACAAGTCCTTAACATTCCCTTTTTGAACTACATCACGCCTAACTCCTCGTTTAACATAACCTGTATAGTCAAACTGAATATCATAAAGTGATCTTCCTTGCGAGTCTTTTCCTGTTTTGGAGATGACCTTATAGGAGTTCCCTAGTGTATTATTTAAGGTTTTACCCACCAAATCGTCTCCACTCTCACTTACAGCTAGACGAGGGAATACAGGGTAAACTAGAGTCTCTTTACCTACTATCCTAGGCTCTACTTTAATAATTCCAGAGGGTTTAGCCCAAGACACCCATTGTGCGCCATATATCGCCCCCATGTCATACCCGTTATCTCTAACGTATAGTTCAAACTCCTCCTTCGTACCTTGGTAGCCTTTCTCGATTGCATCCCTGTATCCATCATCAAGCCAAATTCTAACACCTACATCGGTTAGTGATTTTAGGTCTGTATCCCCTTTAATAAACCATAGCAACTCATGTATAAGTGTTTTGATTGCTACTCTCTTTGTTGTTAGTAAAGGGAAACCCTCCTGCAGGTCATATTCAGCTTGTGGCCCGAATAGTGAGACAGTCCCTGTACCTGTTCGATCTCCTTTAAACTTACCTTTGGTTAATACATCCTCCATAAGTTGCTTATATACTAAGTCTGCGTGCATTAAATCGTCTCCTGTTCTCATTCATAATATGGTTTTGAAAAGTCTGTTACTACACGGCCGCCACAAGGACAGTCTAACTTAATAACTTCGTAGTTACCTTGTTTGTCTCTTTTAGGTTCTTCTCCGCATTTGTTGCACTTGCTTGGGTACATTAACTTCTTCTTTTTACTCACTTCGCTACCTCCTTACACCTCTACTTCACAAGTAGCTCCTTTAAGTTTCATTACACTAGACTCGCCATACCCATATCCTTGATACTGCTTACCCACTTTAAAGTTAACCTCTCCTACTTTTTGAAATTTCTTTTCTAAATATTCAGCTACAATCTCTTTTAGTTCCGTTTCTGATAATGTTACTTCCATTTTCATTTAACTCATCTCCTCGTCTCTCTCTAATTGAAATTGTGCTTGGAACTCTGCGATCCAAGATGGGATGAATACCGACTCTTTTACCTCTACATGTTTTGTTTCGGCTTTACAAACGTAACACCATAAGTCTTTAATATGTCCCTTTGCCTTTAATTTAGCTGGGTGTTTCTTTCTGCGAATTGGCACTACCGTATTACAACATGGACACTGTAAAAATGTTTGTACTGTTTTAGTTCTTGAACTGGAAGCCATCACACTCCCTCCTGTCTTTTTAATTTGTCAGAGGCTAGCTTGTTTACCTTGTGTCAACCTCTGTAACCTTAGTATAATATATGTGGTAAAGCTTGTCAATATGAATTTTAAATATTTCTGAACTTTCTAATTAGACTCTAACTTAAACGGGTATAAGTCCTTGTTGCGCACTAACTTATCATAGCAAGCCTCAATCACTTCTGCATCGTACAGAGCTGAATGCTTAACCCCTTTAATCGGTTTATCAATGAATGCTTCCCGGCTTATATCGGGGTCTATACCAAACATCTTGAATAGAGTACAGATGTCATAATAGATATAGTATACACAGTCAGGTACGCTTAGTGCGCCACCAAATAACTGATTGAACAGCACCAGATCATAGGCTAGGCAGTCACTCCAAATTTCTACTCGGTCAAACTGGGTTAGCCATTTAGCCAGTTGAACAGAGATGACATCCTCAGGGCCTTTAACGTAGGTATAATCACCCAATTCAATACATTTATCATCTTCGTTCGGGAACAATAGGTTATCAATAACGTTCTCTTTAATCCAGTCATCTACTTGGTTCGGATCATAAGATGTACTCTCTGCATAAAACTTCTTTCCGTTTGCAGCTTTAATGCCAATGCTGATAAGGGTTGTGTGTTGGTGAAGGCCCGAAAATTCAGTATCCAAGAAAATACGCATATTTATTCATCCTTTCTTTTAAAAAAGCAGCCCACGAGGAGACTGCTTTAATCATTATTACCATCCGTCCTCACAGGAACAGTGGTTTCTTGTACAAACAAGTTTACACGTCGGGTTAGGTCTGACAAAGGGTTTAACAGGATCGGTAGCTCGTAGAATAGCCGACTTAACCTCGTTCTTGCAACAGTTTTCATCTTCTGCTTTACAAGGTGCTTTAGAACAAACACCTTGTGAGTTGTATACTTCATTAAACACGTTATTCATATGGTCTGTAACAAAGTGACCCTTGAATAGGCTATCTACACCCTCTAACTTTGTTAGCTCCGGGTCTAAGTTAGTGTCTGTGTCCTCGATCTTACTAACAAACTCTTTGACACTATCTAATAGATCATAGGCCGCTTGAGTAAACCTTGCGTCCTCGCCTGTTAACTCGTCTAGCTCCTTTGCTGTTCCATATAGATCGTTAATATTTTCAATCTGTGTCTTAACCTGCTTAAATTGCTGGTAAATAGTACGTGACTTGTCTAATAAACTCATTTTTTACCCTCCTATTTTAACTCACCTAGTTTATTAAGAACCGCATGTTCACCAAAGTATTTTATAGCAGCTTCATTGTATGCTAGGGCTGCTTCCTCTTTGTTAGTAAAAACTCCTAGGTGGACTTTCTTACCGCTGTATGTTATCTGTGCTGTATATTTATCTACCGCATGAACAGAAACGCCTTTGTATCCGGTTTTGTTTGTTGAATACTTAGTTTTGTTAAACGAGTTCTGTTGAGTATTTACTACTCTTAAATTACATCTTCGATTATCCCAAGGTTTGCGATTGATGTGATCTACATGTGTGCCTTCTGGTGCGTCTGTTATAATCCTGTGCATCTTCTCTGTAGTATTAGAGCCTGATACTCGCCTAATCGCATAGCCACTACCATCGTCTACCCAAACATTACCGTCCACCACTCGATTAAAGTCAGCTTTATCGATAAAAACCGTTTTATCTGAATTATTTAATGGTATACACCAGACATCTTCACTATCCCTGTTTAGCCCTCTTAAATAAGCTTTGTAATCGTCTCTAGCTTTCTGTAGCCTATCTGTTCTAAGGCAGGCAGAACATTTACCACTGACCAAACCTGCTCGGTAGTCAAAGGTGAATAGTTCATTGCAGGAGCACCTGCAAGTACACGTAACCTTGTACTTATCTATCGTTACACCCTCACCTTTTAGAGTCAACCTCTCAACAGCAAACCCGCGATCGTATAGATTACTCCTAACTCGGTCTAGCTTCTCCTGTAACTTAGCAGTAAGTATACATTGCCTGCACCTTTTTACTTCCATTTTTCTAAGATTTGATACTCTAGCTTTAAACGCCTCACCACATACACACTGAACATCTATTGTGGTGTTTACATTTTTAAACTCAGTAAGAGGGGTAAGCAGTTTTAACCCCTCGCTGTGTAACCACTTCTGAGTTTCTAAAGCTCTATCTGCTCTACTGACTTTCATTACCTGCTTTACCCCCTTAAACGCTTAATTGTTTCTTGAATTTCATCTGCGTGCGCGGCGAAGTTACCACGGTAATTTTTGTAAAGTTTATGTTCCATCGTGTTTGTTCCCTTGTAGTGCTGAATGAACACTTCGAATGGGATCATACCAGCTACTCGTTCAATCTTCGGATCGTCTAATTGCTCGGTACAACCTATAGTTACGATCTTACAGCTATCTGCACATCGAGTATAAATAGTGTGCAGCTCATGCATAGACATGGATTGTGCCTCGTCCAAGATGACAAAAGCGTTCTCATAAGTTGTTCCTCGCTCATAGGAGGTAGAGATTGCTTCTGCTTTAATCTCTTTCAGCTGACTGTCCTCGGATGTACAAGCCCACACTTCGTAGAGACCGGGTTGTACCTTATCTAAAGCCCCTACAAAAGGTTTCATGAAAGGTGCTTCTTTCTCTTTTAGTCCGCCAGGTAAGAAACCTTGGTTACGAGTCGCTACTGTATTTCTTATGTAAATAATCTTATCGAAGTCTGTTCCTTTTTCAACCTCATATGCACCGGCTAAAACAGCTAATGTTGTTTTACCTGTTCCGCTTTTAGAATTACAGAAAACAGCCTGTACGTCCTTTTTTGGTGCCCATAACGATTGCATGTATGCTAGTTGGTGTTCATCACCATAAACGTTGAATCCTTTTTCGATTAACCATTTGTATTTAATATCGTTGTAAACACTAGCCAAGCACATCCAATCCCTTCTGCATCAAGTAGTATATCCTAACTCTATTATACCATACTTTTCGGGAGATTCGGGCTATTCAGACACCGTTGGGAGGTCGGTTTGCTCGTCCGTTTAGCTTATCTCTACTATACACTGTATGTTACAGAAAGTCAATAACAAAATAAAAAAAAAGAGACACCTATTAAGGTGTCTTTGCGGGTCTTGCAGCTCATTTAGATTTCATATAGTATACCGTTAACTACCACAAATGCTATAGCTGACCCCGCCTGTACTGTAACATTGGCTTTTGTCTTTGTAACAATTTTAGCAGCATCGTAGGTAACCGTCATAGTATTGGCCGGTATTAGTGTGATTTGTTGACCGTTGAATACATTACCGATGTCTACCAAAGAAACAATATCAGGTAATGTTATTACTCGTGCCCCGTTTTTTACCAAAGGTGTGGTAGATGTGCCTGTTATACTTAGCACTTTACAATTGACATCGATCAGCTCATTATTGAATAGTCTTCGAGTACCTGCAGCACTCTGGTATACAGTGTTTGAATCGAATGTTACTAGGTTACTTTGACTAAGCGTACCTGATTCAAGACGATATGTAATAGTATTATTGTCATACGGAGTATTAACACTGTTAACTACCTTGTATCCGAATCGGACAGTCGAGTTACCAATCATAGTAGGAAAATCGAATGTTACATCTACTTTATTATTATCCCCTGTGATGTAGAAAACTTTTTCTCCGTTTACTGTTCTGATAGTTGAGTTCTTGATTTCTACGTTCCCTGCAAGTTCAAACGGGTATCGAGCATCATTACCCTCTGCTTGACCGAAATCACAGTTAACCATTCGAGTATTTTTGAACCTTCCCCACCTAGTAGAGAACTTGGTTGATGTAATGAAATCACAGTTAGAGAACTTAATTGTTTGGTCATAACCTGCTGGGATGTTAGAATCGGAGATATAAAAGAAATCTTTATCCATTTCCACAGCCCCTGAACCTAGGTTGTTATCTCGGTTTGTAAACTCACAGTTTTCAAATCCTAGTTCTAAGTTGTTAATGATATGGAATGGTCTAACGTCATAAGAGTTTCCGTAAGATTTTTCAAACTTACAGTTAGTAAAATAGTTATGTCGATTAGTACCGTTAGACCATAAAAAGATAGGACAGTTTTCTATACGCAAGTTAACAAACTTATGGTTATTACAGTTATCATCTACTTTTTCCATATAGATAGCCGCATAGTTAGTTTGATAGGTTCCAGTAGATAAGCTTCCACAAGAAGTTATGTCCAGTGCTTTCCATGAAGTATCCCAGGCATCCAACATTTTAATTGCGTGATAACCGCATTCTTGAATCCAAATATTGTCGAAATACATATGTTGGGTAGCAACTAGCTCAATACCATTTACCGCTTTTGCCCCGCCTTTAAACATAATATTCTCCATAGAAAACCCCGCGATAGAAGTTCTATAGATATGGTCAACTAAAGAACCCGCAATACGTAGAATAGACCCCGAAGGCGCATAAAAAACTGTTTTCCCGTAATCCCCTACAAAAGCGAGATTTATAGTCTTTTTCTCTTTAACCTTCGGTAAAGTAATGTTCGCTTCGTCAATGTTTATATTAGCCGTGTATTGTCCCGCAGGGAAATATAGGGTACCTCCGCCCGAGTTGATAGTGTCTAATACCAACTTGTTAAGTGCAACTGTTTGGTCTGTTCCATCATTTTTAATCCCAGACTGTTCAACAACATTTATCCAATTTAGTTTATTTTTGTTTAAGTTGCCTACGCCTGCGCCTAATGTCTCGATAGTTCTGTTTGGATCGGGGAAACTATCGTATATATTATCCCTGAATAAATTACTCATCTATTTACCTCCGTTCATATAGTTAATCCTTTATAATATAACGGATATAAAAAAAGCCTCCCGGAGGAGACTTAATTTATTACTTGTAATACCAACCTTTTTGATCTAGGAACTTCTTAACAGCTACCAGGTCAAGTCCACCAGTTTCGATTGTGGAGCTTGGGTTACCTGTCACATACACATTAAGCTGAGAACCAATCTTTGCTTCTTTAAGGAATGCGCGGAACTCTTTCTCCATATCTTCTGATAGACCGCCTGTAGTGATTGTAACGAACAACGCTTCCACTTCTTTAGTAGATACAAAGCCACCAGGAACTGCATAAGCCTTACCATCTGCCGTGTAACCATAAACAGAGAAGACTGTATCCTTCGTTAAGGTACGGAAGACGCCAGTTAAGTTTGCATATTTATACACGTTAATGTCTTTTAATGCTTTTACCTGGAATGAGTATTTGTCACCTAGGCTAGTTACTGCCGGTAAGTCCTCTTGTTTAGGTACTTGAGCAGCTAAGACACGGCTAGCGAGCATAGTAGATGTGTCTTTACCGATAATTCCATCGGATGCCAATCCGTTGTCTTTCTGGAATGCTTTAACAGCTGCAACCATTTCGTCGCCGTACTGACCATCTGCACCGAACTTAGGAAGCGCGTAACCTAGTGTTAATAGCTCTTGTTGGAACTTTTTAATCTCTGATCCTGAATCGCCTTTGCGGTAGATTCCCGGAGTATTAACTGGCGGTGTTACAGACGTTGTATTTGGTTTGTAAGCAGGGAACTTAGGTACCAGACCGCTGTACACTTGCTTGTCCGTTAATCCTGCAGTCATTTGGAAGTGAGGATAGTCCTTAAAGCTTTTCCAATCTCCGCCCCATTCGAATCCTAATTTCTTTGCTTCTTCTACAACTTCCATCCAGTCCGCTTTACCGTCACCGTCGAAGTCTTTGTTCATAGCCCACGTCACATCTTTACCATCTACAGATCGTAAAGCGAAGTCGATAGCTAAACCGTAGTTATGCATTGAATATCCACCACGGGCATTTGTTACCTTATCCATGCTCGGTTTAGCTTTAACATTACTTAAACCTACAGCGTTAAGCTGTGCTTGCGTACGTCCTTGCGCATACAGATCATTCTGAGCTGCTTTAGTACGAAGACCCTGAGTAATCATAATTTTATAATTGCCTGTTAAACGTTTGTTCGCATTTGCAATAAGCTCTTCCGCTTTTGCTTTTACATATGGATGTAAACCTTCTAAACTTGCCATTTAAACTACCCCTTTCAAAATGCTAGTCTCTTATAATATAAGACTAGATTAGCTATTTTCTAACCTAGTCTCAATTTCCCGAATAAGGGAATCAAAATCCGTGTGTGTATCAAATCCGAAGATAAACTCAACGCCCGCTCCTGATAAAGACCTGTCCGATTTACGCTCAGCTACAACAGAACAACCTAGAGAATTATCGTTATTAATAGCTCGAGCAGCTTTAATAAATAATGTTGTATCCTCTGACTGATCTCGCATAAGCTGTGCAGGAATGAAGATAGAATGCTCGGTCTTCATACGCCCGACTGTTCCGCGGGACTTAAAGATAACCACCCAATCCTTTAGGGACTCCAACAGTGGCTTATGCTTCTTCATTTTCTTCCTCTTTAGGTTCGTTCTCCTTGCGCCATGCATCGTAGTTCTCTTTCTTAATGAAGCTGATAAGGAAACAGATTTCGCTACCTTCTAAGCCCGAATTAATAGGAGATACGTTTGTAGGCGGGTTACCTGTAAAATCATCGGTAATGACAATTGCATTGTCCCCTAGTGCAATTACATTACCCATCGCTGCTTGCTGTGCAAATAAGCCTTGAATTACACGCATGTCCATGTTCTTTCTAAAAGCGTATGAGAAAATTTCCTTATGTAGCTCAGGGTCTTCTGACCAGTTACTAATGACTTGGATAAGGTTTGCGATTTCAACCTCATTTGTCGATTTATGGATGAGAACTCGATCCTCTGCTACTCTATTTTTAGCTAATTTTACCAGCATGTCTACTACATGAGTATAGTCCTCTGCTGTTGGTGCATATGTTAAAAGTCCTGTTAAGGTTAACTCGCTTTGTTTTGTTAGTTCTTCTTGTACCACTTTAATCTCCTCCTGAAATATCATATCTTTTAGGTCTAAAACAACATCACCTAAAGCTAGACGGTACTTGTTTTCCCTATGTTGTGTTACGAGATGTACTACAATCATAACCATTACCAGGAAAACAGGATACCAAGCTGCCTCTATAACTATTATAACATAGTCTAACCTAGACACCTTTATGCCAGCCTTCACCGAAGTTATTGTTTAAGCTCTTAAAATCGGCTGACCATTCGTTACCTTTTCTCTCTAACCCGTAATGTGCATATGCGGCACCCGCTTGCGGATCATTGTCTATCTTAACGCCTTTTTTCTCGCTAATAGCTAGCTTGATTAGCTCACCTAGTCCGCGAGAAGCGATTCCAGGGACTGTTCCATCGCTAACAAAGAAATCGAATTTAAGGTACTGGCCTTCTACAGAGTACCCTACAACGCCAACTACTTTTCCTTCTGCAGAGGTTAACTCTAGAAAATAGTCAGCAGACGTGTTAAAGTTACCCTCATTAGGGAAATTAGATGTGCTTTGCTTTAGCTTAGCGATCTTCTGTGTGTCTAACTTCTTTTCTTTGCCGTGGAACTTTCCTTTTAGCTCGCGTGCGTGGGAGTGTGCAGTAGCGTTAGGTGTTCCTTTGGCTTGTGTATTGCCTTCATTAGGCTGGCTACCCTGTTTGTTAGGGTCTTCATAGACAGTAACTTCTGTCTCTTTTCCGTTACGCATAACCTTCCGTTTGACAGGTACAAGCTTGCTATAGTCTTTGCTCTTATGTAATGAAGCTGGGAGGGCTTCACATGCTTTAGCGTACATGTACATATCATACATCGATTCAAATCCGTAAAGGGATAAGAACCCTGCATACGTTTCTGAAAGGGTATCGTTACGGTCTATGACATCCGTTAGGCTTGTCACATGGGTCATTTTGTGAATAAGGTCTGTCGTAATATTCGCATCCATGTGAACAGCGTCTATGCCCTCATTAGCGGCCTTTAAGAGCCTCGCTGTTAGGTCTTGCACTGCTTCTTCGGACAAATTATATTTAGGTCTCATTGCTTTACCTCCTCTCTATCCAGTATATCATACCTATAACTTAAAGTCAACGAAGAAAAGAGTAGGTTGTAACCCCTACTCTTCTGCCAATTTACGACAATTAATAACCTCTTGAGAAAATGTCTGTAGCAGTCGGAACCATGTTTTGCACCGTCGTATAACCAAATGCATTCTCTTGTTCTTGGAGGATGTACGGCTCTAAGACGTGCTCCATACCGACTGCCGAGTAAACGGAAGACTGAGCAAAGTGATCGTCACCTTTGTCTGTGATAATCTGATAAATTTCGCCTGTTTTCTCGTCCTCTTCGTCTCGGATAACAACATTCTTCCAGTGGGTTGCATACATCTCTAACATTCTATCTTTTCGATAGAAACCTAAACGATTCATCTTCATATCCGAAATGTGATGCTTATTCTGTGTAAGTTTATCTACCGTTACCTGAGAAGTCTGCTCAGACCATTTCGGTCGAATCTGCCCGGTAGAGCGAGGGTTCGGGTTCACTTTAACTCCGTATACTTTACCGCGACCGAAATATTGAATGAGCTTATCTACATAGTTACCGCTATCTCCGATATCCGCACAGATAATATCGGGGTTGTAGGGCACTAGCTCATTAATAATCTGCTCTAAATCGGCTTCGATATTCGCTACCCCTCTTGAGCGAGGTACAGAGAAAATTCGAATCATATCAATCATACCGTTATCTCGGAATCCACGAATACAACACCAATGATTGTTACCCCAATCTATCCCAACAGAGATAAATCGGTAGTTTCCTCGATTCATGAGAGGTTCCGGTAAGTCTTCTCGAATGTTATCATAGATATCTTTATCTTGAACAGCTAACGCTACATCCTGGAAAGGGAACCCTAAAACGTAATTATAAAAATGCTGTTTAGACTTAGCTTCTAGTTCTTTACGTTTTAAAAGGTCAGCCGAAATGAACACGGCGTTTAATTGTGTTATAAGATATCCGCGTGTTCCGCCACCATCTGCGGTACGACTTGCGAATTGAGGTACCCAGGTTCCGTTGTACCACCTATCCAGTGTTTTACCACACTTCTGACAGACGAAACGGAATGTACCATCCTTAACTGTACGAGCAACTAGGTCGATACCACTCTCGTCTACGCATTCGATGTTTTTCTCATAGTCTAGTTGTTGTGTTAGACCGCAGTGATCGCATTTATGCATATAAACATGTTGGTCTGACTTATCGTACAAGTCGTGTATGCCGAAATTTGGCGTTGTAGGGGTGCTCCAACGTCGTAAAATCTTGAAATTTGACGAAGACATAGACTCGGTAGCTGAAATCTCTGCTGACGCAGATACGCGATCGTACTCATCTCGAAAATACCCTGGCTTTCGCCATATTTAATAGGGACTAGACTATATCATACTCTTAATTTTAGGTTTAAGAGCCTCTGCTTTACTTCTTGACTGTTGTTAACACTAAATCTTTAATTTCGTCTTTCGATAGATAGTAAGGTATACGTAGTAAATTTATATTGTTATCTTTACAGTATTTTGTCTTTATACCATCCCTTATTTTAGTTACCTCAAACATTTTTAAGGATACTTCATAAGGCCTACCTCCGAAATTTACGGGTCTGTAATGCTGCTCACCATCGTACTCGATAGCTAGATTTATTTCGGGAATGTAGAAGTCAAAAGGTAGACTGTTTACGTATTTACACCCTTCAAATATTTGCTGCGTTTTATGTGTTATACCTTCCTTATCCAATAGGTTCCGTACATACCGTTCACCTTTCGATTCTCTTTTACATCTAGGGCACTCTTTACCTTGGAGGAGGTTATTTGGTGCTACAGTCCACTCGTGACCACATACATGGCGACATTTTAAGGGAGTTGTAAAATTTTTATATTTCTCTAAAAACTGGTAGTCTCCTCCGTGTAAATCGTAAACCCTCTCTTCGAATAGTTCGTGAGTTAATGGAGCATTTCCAGCACAATTAGGACACCTAGATTGTTTATATAAGAAGTTAGCAGGGGGTGCCTTCCACACATACCCGCATACATTATGTATACAGTCTAGGCTAGTTGACCTGTTAGTGTATTCCTCTAGGAAAGTATACTCTGTACCTACAGTACCTTGCACAAGATTCTTAAACTCAGCATCCGTTCGTTTAAGTACTCCGGCACATTTAGCACACCTTGTTTTTAAATTTAGGAAGCTCTCTGGTGTCGTTTCGTAGGTATACCCACACACGTTATGTTTAAAGGATACTTTAGCTCTAGCGTTAATGTAGTCACTAAGTACGCTATACTCGACACCTACGGCTTTGTATACCTTATCCTTGAACTCCGAATCGGTTAACTTGGCGTTTCCGGAACACTTAGGACAACCAAACTTAGTTTTCAAAAAATTATCAGGTAGTGTCTGCCATTGATATCCGCACACTCTATGAACCATTTCTATCTTATCTTTGGCTCTAGTATACTGACCGACAACATCGAAGTCTTTACCCTTCTTGGCATAAACCTTCTCCCTAAAAACCTGTGTCTTATCCATATAGTCTACCTCCCTTCTCGTTTACAGTCTATAATACAGTCTTTAGTGTTAACAGTCAAGGTTTTTTATCTAGTTCTCACTACACCCATTTGTGCAGCTACCTAGAAATTTAGTCGTTAGGCGTTTACAGTCTTGGTTAGACTGGCTTAGCACGGGATCGGCACTATCCATTTCTGGACTTAGCTTCTCTTACGAGCCTATTGGTTATTCAGCTGCCCCGTTTAACAGAGTTTTCTATGCAACTTCCATTGCATAGCCCCAAGAATTTAGGGACAAGTAATCAATATCGACACCCTCTACCGCTGCCCCTTTGGAACTAGAACGGAACAGTAAGAAGCTATTTCTAATTTTCTTCTTCTCTAACGAGTCAATGTTCTTATCAGTAATCGTCGAGTAGTAACCTGACTCTAATAGGGGGTTAATCCGTGTCGAAACGAAATCTTTCATTTGTCGATTTGTGGGGAAAGTGTAAAGACATTTAACCCCTGCATAACTATGCAGGTCGGCAAAGTGAATCATTTCAGCTACACCTATCTCAGATAGACCTAATTGCCTACTCTTAATTACCGCTTTATTCGGATGGGAAT